GTCTAACTCCGGCATTGAGAAATTGCCTTTTGCGGCTCCTGAGTCTATAGGACTAGAACCCATGTCACCATGGTTAGTCATATCGAATCCCATTGCACGTTCGCGGTCGGTCATGCCGTCTGCACGAACTATATGCTCTTTGCCTATTTTACCGTCTCTAAATGTTGTTCCTGCCATTTTGGTTAACCTCTACAAGTATTTAGTTGACTTTTTTAACTACGTAGTTTATAATAATGTATTATTTAAGGTTTGGAGTAAACAAATATGAAAAGAGTGAACTATCTTAACAATAGAGATATACTGAAAGAAATACACAGGTCCAAAAACACATTTTGCAGTTATACGGATGACGATTATGCACAATATGATATTATTTTACCTAGTGTTGACAAAATTAATATAAGAACTATAGCAGAAGCTAAAAGAAACCAGGCGAAACGGCTTGGTTTGAAGGAATATGAAGCAAGGAAGGAAGCCGGCGAGAAAGTTAAGCAGGCCGAATGTGCTGTAGACTACAAAAAGATTGCTAAAACCAACGTTATATTTAGAGTTATGACGTATGATCACGTTCCAGAAGAAAAAGGTAGGAAGAAAAATCCTAAAACGATAGCAGATACCAAAACAAAACTTAATTTTCCACCATTTGTGCATTACAAGTTTGATGACAAGGATAACCTAGTATTGGTTGGTAAAAGCCATTGGGAAGGCGGAATGGAGAACGGATCATTTAACAAGGCACACGGACAAGCTACAAACAAGTTGGCTTTGATGTGGATGAAGCTTTGTGAACGTTATGCAACAAGAGGTAACGTTAGAGGTTACACTTATAATGACGAGATGAAAGGTCAAGCAATACTCCAACTAACACAGATTGGTTTGCAATTCGATGAATCAAAATCTAATAACCCGTTTGCTTATTACACGGCGGCGGTTACTAATTCATTTGTAAGAATTATTAACATTGAAAAACGTAATCAAAATATTAGAGATGACATACTTGAAATGAATCATATGAATCCTTCCTTTACTAGACAAAATCAGGGTCAGTGGGAAAAATCTGTTGAAGCACACAATAAAGAAAGTTCTGATAAGAAATAGTGTTGACTTATGCACGTTTTTCGTGTACAATAGTAATATTAACGGTGAGGATTAGGTTTGTTTAAGAAAGTAGCAGTATTTACAGATATCCATTTTGGATTAAAGAGTAACTCTAAGATCCATAATGATGATTGTGAAGAATTCATTGATTGGTATATAGAGCAGGCGAAAGAAAACGGTTGTGAGACCGGAATCTTTTGTGGTGATTGGCATCATAATAGAAATAGTTTGAACATTACTACAATGGACGCAACTATTAGAAGCCTTGAGAAACTAGGAAAGGCTTTTGAAAAGTTTTATTTCTTTCCTGGTAACCACGATCTATATTACAAAGACAAAAGAGATATTAATTCAATTGACTTCGGTAGACACATACCGGGTATTACAATGGTCAACGAAATGATGACCGAAGGTGATACTACACTTATACCTTGGTTGGTTGGTGATGAATGGAAAAAGATTCCTAAGATAAAAAGCAAATACATATTTGGTCACTTTGAACTTCCAAACTTTTATATGAATGCTATGGTACAGATGCCTGACACAGGAGAACTACAAGCAGATCATTTTAAGAACCAAGACTATGTATTCAGTGGTCACTTCCATAAACGCCAAGTAAAAGGTCCAGTTCATTATATAGGTAATGCTCTTCCTCACAATTACGCAGATGCTTGGGATGATGAACGTGGTATGATGATACTTGAAGCTGGTGGTGAACCACAATATATCAACTGGTGGAACTGTCCGAAGTATAGAACAGTAAAACTTTCAAGATTATTAGATGAGAAAGACACACTTATAAAAAGTAAAATGTATCTACGTGTTACATTAGACTTGCCTATTAGTTATGAAGAAGCAAACTTCATTAAAGAAACATTTATGAAGGATTATGACTGTAGAGAAATTAGTCTTATACCTAATACACAAGATGATGAAATAAATTCAGACATTGATATCACAAAGTTTGAAAGTGTGGACGAAATTGTCGCAAAAGAGATTGAAGCAATAGACTCAGACAGCTTTGACAAAGCAAAACTACTGAGCATATATAGAGATTTGAACAAAGATGATTAAGATAAAAAGCATTACAGTAAAAAACTTTATGAGTGTGGGTAATACTACACAGGCAGTCGACTTTAACAAACAACAACTAACGTTAGTGCTTGGTGAAAACTTAGATCAAGGAGGTGACGATTCTGGTTCACGTAACGGTACAGGTAAAACTACAATAATCAACGCATTGTCTTATGCTCTGTACGGCCAAGCACTAACGAACATTAGAAAAGATAACCTAGTTAACAAAACTAACAATAAAGGAATGTTGGTTACACTAACATTTGACAAAGACGGCAAGGAATATAAAGTTGAAAGAGGCCGTAAGCCTAACACTATGAAGTTCTTTATTAATAATGAAGAACAAGAGCTTACAGATCAGTCACAAGGTGATAGTCGTAAAACACAACAAGACATAAATGAACTGCTAGGTATGAGTCATGATATGTTTAAGCATATTGTGGCACTTAATACTTACACAGAGCCCTTCTTAGCACTGAAAAACAATGACCAACGTGCTATTATAGAACAGTTACTTGGTATTACAATACTTTCTGAGAAGGCAGACTTGTTACGAGAACAAACACGTATTACTAGAGATAAACTTACTGAAGAAAATGCTAGGATATCAGCAGTAACAAGCAGTAATGAAAAGATTAAAGAAAACATTGAACGTTTACACAGCAGACGCAAGGCTTGGATTGCACAAAACAAACAAGACTGTGATAAACTTGCAAAAGCAATTAAAGAACTAGAACAACTAGACATCGACAATGAACTAGAAGATCACGAAAAACTAAAAACGTGGGAAGAAAGCACAAAACATCTTAACAACCTTAAAAAAGAAAAGTCAACAGTTGAACGTGCATTGGAACAAGCTGATAACAATGTAAACAAACTTGGTAAGGACTTGGATGATCTAGAAAGTGCCAAGTGTTATGCTTGTGGTCAAGAACTACATGACGACAAACTTGAAGAAATGAAAGACAAGTTACAAAAGGATTATGGTGATGCTCATGTTTATCAAACTAGCATGGCAGACAAACTACAAAAGGTAGAAAAGCTGATCGAAGAGGTTGGTGACCTTGACTCTAAACCTAATACATTCTATGAAACTGCCAAAGAAGCATACCAACACAGAGGTAACGTTGATAGTTTAACAAAGAGCTTACAAGATAAGACAGATGAACTAGATCCATATCAAGAACAGATTGATGATTTAGAGAAAACTGCAATACAAGAAGTTAATTGGGATACCGTAAACGATCTTAATAGCACAAAAGACCACATGGACTTCTTATACAAACTGTTAACAAACAAAGACAGCTTTATACGTAAGAAGATTATAGACCAGAATTTAGCATACCTAAACAACAGACTTACATACTACTTAGACAAGCTAGGACTTCCGCATACAGTGGTGTTTAAGAACGATCTAAGTGTTGAAATAACACAACTAGGACAGGATCTAGACTTTGATAACCTAAGTAGAGGTGAACGTAATAGACTTATACTTGGTATGAGTTGGGCATTCCGTGATGTGTGGGAAAGTTTATATCAAAACATCAACTTATTGTTTATTGATGAGTTGGTTGATAGCGGTATGGATGCAAATGGTGTTGAAAACAGTATGAGTGTTCTTAAGAAGATGGGTAGAGAACGTCAGAAGAACATTTACCTTATATCGCACAAGGAAGAACTTGCTGGTCGTGTAACTAACGTACTAAAAGTTATTAAAGAAAACGGATTTACGTCATATGACAATGATGTTGAAATAATGCAATGATCAACGACGATACACACGATAAACTAACCAAAGCATATTTGGAATATTACAAGGCCAACGAAGCATGGGAAATACGCAAGAGCGAACGTACCAAAAGATCGGCAAGAAAATGGTTAAGTGAGATACGTAGACTGTGTAGCGACCGTAGAGTTGAGATCATAGAAGAGTACAAAGCCAAAAAAGAAACGTCTAGCAGTGATACTGAGTAAGTATCAATATGCAATGGACATATAAGGGCAAATCAATAGAAACATTACCAGAGGATTGTGAAGCATTCGTGTATCTAATCACGAACACAACCAACAATAGAAAATACATAGGTAAGAAACTAGCAAAGTTTAAAAAAACAAGACCACCTCTTAAAGGTAAGAAGAATAAACGTAGAAGTAAAGTTGAAAGTGACTGGAAGGACTATTGGGGTTCATCAGATCACCTACAACAGGACGTACAACAATTAGGCGAAGACAAGTTTACAAGAGAAATACTATATTACTGTGAATCAAGAGGCATAGCAAGTTACTTAGAGGCAAGAGAACAGTTTGAACGTAGGGTATTAGAAACAGATGACTACTACAACGGCATTATAAACGTTAGGGTAGGTGGATCTAAGATACTGCGTGAAGGCCTAAAAGGCAAATAAGCCACTTTTACAACAACAAAAATTACTGTACACTAATATACTGTGTAGGCAAATTAAATTTCATCTATATAGCAACATTGTTTGGTCGGGGTAGCTCGACTTACCTTGAGGTCACATCGATCTGTGACTGGATACTGGTACGTTGCACGGCTTGATGCTAACGTAGGCATTAAAAGATCGTGGCTCTGAGAAAAAGCAACCACAACGTTAATATACTTTGCTTAACAGGGGTATATTAGTGTTCCGAGACTATTGCGAAGGCTGTAGTAGGGGGTTGGCGAGTTTCCGCCTCCGTACATATTATATGTAATCTACTTTGTTAAGATGGTACGCTTATCTCACATGATGGCTATTATCGACTTCGTCCGGAGACGGGCGAAGTATGGCTCAACTATCTACATGATGCAAAAGTGCTTCGCACTTATATTAATCATATTAAGAAAAAAGTGTTTGAGCATAGCGAAAACACAGATGAGCTGTTTGCTCATCTACTAGACACTAGTGTAATTCAGGATCACGTCCATAACGGAACGCATCACTATCATACACTTCGACAGCTACAACTTCGTATTGCTTGTTAGGGTTTACATCCACTAACTGTGCAACAGTTGAATCTGCTTCATACTCATCACTGCACTGAGTCACAACCTCTTTGGTGTTACACTCAATAACATTATATCTTGTTTGAGGCATATAAGATATTTAAGAGGTCTACGAGATGAATTATGTATAAATATAAAGTAACAGGAGAGCAAACCATGAAAATAACGCAAATAACAAGCGAAAACACGTTTAATGAAGCTCCCGGTGGTAATGTCTTGGGGAACGTTGCACGTAAAGTAGGTGCAAAAGTGGCTGGCGCCGTAGGTGCCAAAGGCACCGCCGCAGGAATGACAGGTAAAAACGATGCGAACGCAAAAGCCAAGGAATTGTTTGTACAATACAGAGGATTTATGGGTCAAACAGGTGGTAACCCTAAACAACCAACAGTTGATCAAGTATCTAACTTTATGAAGAAACAAGGATTACCATTAAACAGATTAAAAGGTCTACAAGGACAGCTAACACCTAAACAGGTTGATGACATCTTACAGAAAACTTCACAAGATAGTTTTAATTCTGCAGATGGACAAGCGGCCGCAGGAACAGAACCAGGATCCCCTGGAGATCCTAACGCACCGAAACCGGGTGCCGGTGGTGCTGGCGCACCAGCAGGTGGACAAGCAGGTGCAGGTGGCATACCAGCTAACATTCAAAAAGCTATTGATAGCTTAGATGCTAATGGTAAAAAAGAACTAGCGGCACTATTGTAAGGACAGCAAAATGAAACTAGGCGAAGTTACACACTACAATTTAAAATCAGAACAGATACTAGCAGAAGGTTGGCAAGACCTTAACGAAGCACAACGCATATATGTTGGTAAGTGGGAAAGAGATGTTTGGCCTTTAGTAGAAGGACTTAATAAATTATTAGAAGCTGATCTTGATCCTAAACAGATTGATAAAATCTTTAGTGATGCAGAACAAGTTGCAATAGATTCAGGCAACAACAAAACTGCATTAGGTAAGGCAGGACAAGTAGTAGGTGACCAAGCTAAAAAACTTACAGACCAAATTAACAAACTAGCCGATGCGGCACAACAAAGTGGACCAATTAAAAACTTTGATGCACAGTTTGAAAAACTAAAAGCACAATTAAAAAAGAAACTACAAGGTAATCCAGCAGGCCAGAAGATACTTACAATGGTCGATGGTTACGGAGAGTTTGCAAAAGGCAATCCGGCCAAGGCGGCATTTATCATTGGTGCAATGACTTCAGTACTTGCGTTTGCAAGTGGAGGTATTGTAAGTGGTGCGGCAATTGGTTTCTTTTTAAAACTAGCAAGTAACACACTTAAAGGTGATAAACTTTCAACAGCAGTTGGTAAAGGTGTTAAAGGCGCGGCACTTGGTGCGGTGGCTGGTGCTATTGGTGATCAAATTGGTGAATTATTACCGCCAGAGATTACAAACACATTTATTAATGATGCATCAGGCGAAATTGATATTACAAAACTAGACGGAATGAGTGCTACAAGCATGGAAGATCTAACTGCTGAATCGGCCAAAGAGATCATACAGTCAAGAAGTGCCATGGAAGAATTATTAGCACGAGGTAACCTAGATGCTGATGCAGAAGAAGTTTTACAAGGACAGCTTGACCAGGTAAATGATAAGATACGTGAAATAGGTGGTGCATCAGTAAATGATTCTGTTGATGCAATACAAGGCGAGTTTGATATCAAAGGTACAGATGTTAACATAGATAAGACTACAACCACATCAAACCAAGACGCAGGTAGTACAGTATCAGATACAGAAGTTGTTGCCGAGCTTGATGCAGAACAACTTAATGACGCAGGAATAAATTCAGCAGACTTTCCAGACAACGCATGGATTACTGAAAACACACAAAAATTATTAGATGCTGGTTTGTCAGAAGAAGACATTGAAGCATTACAAAATGCACAAGGATTTAACAGAGCATTAGACCAAAAAGAATTCTTAAACACACGTATATCAGCGTCAACTTCTATAGAGGTTGGAGACAGCCTACAGGTTGATGGTGTACCAGACGAAATTAAAGTTGGAGAGGTATTTAAATCAACAGTTAGTAAAACACTACCAGACGGAACTGAATACACTGGAATAGTAGACGTATCAATTGAAGGTGTAGACGCAGACGGAAATGCTGTTTACCAAATGAAAAATGTGTTTGTAAATCCTAATCCATTTACAGAAAATCTAGACAAGGCTCTTGAAGCTTTACCAGATGATGTAAGAGAAGAATTATATGATCAAATATTCAAAGGAACAGTTTCGGGTTCAATGGAAACAGCAGTTAACGATACAGCGGCCAACATTGTAAAAGCCGCGGCGGCAGTTGCACTAGGTGGTGCATTAGCAAAATCAGAATTTGTAGAGCCTGAGAAAAAAGAAGAGTCAATAGAACGACACAACGAAATGATTTACGAGTACGTTGAGTACTTAGAAGAAACAATGAACGAAGGACCTGCACTAGACAAAATGAAGGCGGCGGCAATGGCTGGCGTTAAAAAAGCAGGTAGCCTTACACAAAAAGGAATGACCCAAGTTGGTAAAGGCATGGACAAAGCCGGAGCCGCTGTTGCAGGTGGCATAAGCAAAACTGCCGCAGGTATTAAGAATCAAGGTAAACAACTTGGAAACAAAGTTACAAAAGAAAAATTAATGAAGGCGTGGAACAAAGCAGGCAAGCCAACAGACACAGGAAGTATTATTAATATTTTAAGTGATGCTGGTATGGACGATGAAGCCATTGGCACAGTTGGAACACAGTCAAACATTAAGTTAGCAAGACCTCAAGCTGATACGGGAGATGATGCCGGAGCAAGTGCTGGTACAGATCCCAAAGCTGGGGCAGAAGCAGAACCAGTTGATGCTAACAAAGACGGCAAAGACGACAAAACAGGCAAGCCAATTACTAAACCAGTTGATGCTAACAAAGACGGCAAAGACGACAAAACAGGCAAGCCAATAGAGCCTGAAAAAGATGCTACACTAGGTAAACCAGGTGCTGGCGGAGCCGCAGTAGGCGGAGCTCATGCAAATAAGAAACCTATAGTACCAGGTGGTGCTAAAGCAGGTGCAGGTGCTACTCCAGGTAAACCAGTTGATGTAAAATCATTAGCAGGCGATATACAAAAGGCCGGTGTTGCTGACGCTGTTAAACAACAACTATCGCAACCAGCTAAAGCAGGTAGCGGTGGAGATCTTGCAAGTGGTATGAAAGTAGATTTACCTACACTAGCTAAACAAATTAGTGATGCGGGTATACAAGATAAAGTAAAAGCAAGTCTAACACAAAAACAACCAGCTACTGCCTAAAAGAAAGGCATACTAGTCTTTTTAGCTGTTTCTAAATTTTCTTTAATAAGTTTACTAAAAATTTCTCTATCCTCAGGACCTGAAGCATACATTTCGTCAAGGGTTACACCTCCACGCATATACCATACAAGTCTTGATAATTCAAGTTTGAAGTTCTTAGTCTCTTTTTCCATGTCATCGACTAATCTCAGGATCTCGGCGAGAGACTTACTTAAGATCCTTATGCGAAAAAATTTGACTGATCGAATGTAATTGGTACTTCAAACTCTTTAGGAGCACCTTTTTCTTGTTCTTCAGCAGTTGTTTGAACCAAGAATGGATCAACATCGTACTTTTTCTTCTGAGAAGTCATATGTTCTGTGATTCCTGTGAAGAATGATTTATCTGCATTTTTAATAAAGTCTTGAAGGTGTTGAGGATTAGTAACAATCTCGTCTCCTACTTGGATTGATACAATACCATCTACAACCATAGTAACTGTAAGTTGAGTCAACTTCTGGAATGAAGCACTAAACCTAGCTAACTTATCTCCTTCATCTAGTTCAGCATCTGCTATCACTTGAGCAATACGTTGCTCTTCGAAAGTTTTTGTTGCTGTTCTAGTATACTCTTGATATGTTTGCGGTCGTAGTGTGATTTTCATATCACCTACTGTTAGCTCATTTTCATATTTGACATTTTGATACTTGTCTAATAACTGTCTAAGGTCGAGATCAAATTTACGATCTGTACCTGCATTAGGTACTCTAGTTTCAATCTCCATCTTTTCGCCATATGTTGCAATCCTAATAGCAATTAAAATACAGTCAACATCGATACTAGGAATTTTCCAAGCATTTTTAATATTAGGCATACAACTTTGTATACAGCTAACAACCGACTGACCATTTAGTAGTGCGTCTGGCGTTTTCATCATTAGTTCGTCCTGTGCCGTCATTGCATATACAGGAAGTTCGCCGGTTTCATTCATTTCCAAAGCGCCTTCCGGATACCAATGACCACCACTAGGTAGTGCTACGTATATCTTAGGTTGTCTAAAATATTTCTGTAACGGATTGGCTCCACCAATCCCTGGTTTCATTTCTGACATTTTGTTCTCCGGCTTAATTTAAATAATACTATCATATTATAACAATATTTATGGCAAGGAGTTAACTGCGTATATAATTTATGGCTGACTATAAAATAACCAATTATGTAGATTATGAAAAATTAGAACAAGCTAGGCTTATGTTAAAGCAAGAGCTTGATGCTTTTATGCCAGATTACAGCAAAGTACAGCAAATTGGTATGGATTTTGATAGTTTTTACAACACAGGCGTTAAGGATAATTGGCGTACTATTGCTGTAAAGCTAGGAGATAACCAAGACCCAGTAGAACACGCAGATAAATTTTCAAACACATTAGAAATATTGAGTGAGTGCAAAGGTGTTGAAAATTTTGGAATGAACTTTGTAAAACCATATGGCCGCATTATGCCACATACTGATCCTGAAGTTATAGTTGATGGCAAGGAAGTTCCGTTTATTAATTGTTTGGCCGGAGTTGTTATTCCATCACCTAACGTACATAAATGTGGTATGAAGTTTGACAATAAGGAAGTAGCTGTAGCCGAAGGCGAATGGGTAACTTTCTTACCTAGTACAAAACATAGTGCTTGGAACTATACGGATCATTATAGATTGACTTGTATGTCAACTATTAATTTAGAATATTTCTCTTCTTAAACCTTCTCTAGCAACATCAAGTGTTAGACAATGTATACCACCTTCAAAAAATGTGCCGTGTCTTAAAGGAACATAATCACAATCTATCTTATATTTTTTTAGATACGCAAACAGCTCAGGAATCTCTCTGCTAAACAAAACACAGTTATGGTCTAGAACTAAGACATTAGTGTCAAAGGATATTTCTTGATCGTAGCCTCTCCACTTATCTAAATAAGTGTCTAACCATTGTTCGCTGTACATACCCTCTGTCTTGTTAAAATCTTCTTTGTGTTCAGTAAGTGGCCCCATATGATCTTTTGTTAAATGTCCTATCTCAATAATCTGTTTGTCACGCAAGTAACTTGGTACCCACTCAATGTTATCACAAACAATAGTTTCATCATTTACGAAAAAGAATCCATGATCAATATGTCCCCAACCGTTCATTACAGGACTGTCATTAGCAACTATCTCTACTTCGGTAATATTTTTCTTACACCACTCTAGTCCTTTTTGTGTGCCTGGACCTTGTGTGTTTGTTATAAGTTTGTCACCTGCTTTGTACATTGTAGCAGTATGCCATAACACCTTGTCTTTTAATAGGTTATGATAAATTTCCTTACCACCATTCCACCATCTAGTTGCTGGATCTAAATCAGTAAGTTGCGGACTAGGCTGTGATATCCAGTTATAGCCAGTATCGTTAAAACAATTATAAAAGCTGTGCCCGTCAAAGTATCTATCAGTTAAACTAGTGTATGTTTGGTATATTGTTTCGTTGATTACAATGTATTGATCTCTTGGTACTATAGGACTGTTAGGAAACTTAATATCAAACGTAGGTAATGTAATACGTTGTGGTTTGATTGTTTCAGGACGTCTTACATTACACCCATAACTTTTTAGCTTGTTAGTTAATGCAAGTAAATCTTCTTTTGTTTCTTCAAGTATTAGATTGAATTGTTTCTTAGGTCTCTTACTACGCAATAACTGATCAAAACTTCCAGGGCTGTGGCAGTCACCAACAATAACATCTGTAAGTTTATCCCACTCTGTCCATATCGCCATAATTAAATATCTCTTCTAGGTATTCTTTGTCCCAATAAGAATAGTAGTCAGTCTTACTTAATCGTTCTCTAGCTGACAAAAGTTCTTTTTTGGTTTGTGCTATTATCAAAGGTACATACCCGTTTCCTGTTTTTACTCCTTTGATAAATGTTTCCCTGTGTGGATGATCAGGTAAAAATATGTGAGTTGCATACTTGTTATTAAGAGCCTTGCATAGTTCGTCTATTTCAGTAAATGTTGAATTTACTTCTGTTTCACAGTAGATCGTAACTTCTTCTGATAAGTTTTCAAACTGTTCCATATCTAGCTTATCAGCAGTGATTACAGGTGGCATCTTCTTTACAAAAGGACAAATGCTGTAGTTTCCTATCTCAGACTGAGGTTTTGTGATATGTTCCAGCCAGATTCCTAGTTTGCGTTCAATATTTTCTGGCATCTTTTTCCTGGCATAAATAATAAAGTATTCACATATAATATTTATGGGTGTGTTTTACAAGGTATATAACATATGGTTCAAGTCACATATCAAGGCGGGGGAATGGATGGCGTTACATCGAACGCCGCATCAGAAGCCACATTACAGCTACTCTTAAAGGCCTTAGGGTCTGGAGGCGGTGGTGGCGGAGGCGGAGCTCAGGATGCCTACAACAAAGCCCAAAAGGCTGGTGTACTAAACCAGAAACAAAATAACAAGGCCACAACGGCTGGTACTGCCGCAACACAGGACGGCACAAAAGCAACTAAAGCCGGTACTAAAGCATTAAAGACATTTGGTAGAGGATTAAAATCAATCGGCGGCAGTTTAGTAGCCGGACTTGGTAATATAGCCGGTGCTACGTCTGGATTAGCTCAAGAATTAGTAACAGGCGGTACAAGACTCAGCGACTTCGGTCAGCACATGACTGGATTGTTAAGTACGATACCTGTAGTTGGAGGAGCAATAGGTGGTATAGGACAGATGTTCCTAAATGTTATTGACTCACAGATAGATACATTTAGACAGTTATCTAGCACGGGTGTAGACTTTGGTGGTTCATTGTTTGATGTTCAAGCCAAAGCCGCACAAACAGGATTAAGTTTAGAAATATTTGCAGGAGCGATTGGCGAAGGTAGTGCTAACTTGGCACAGATGTTTGGTGGTGCAACTCAAGGTGCTAGAATGTTTACTGAACTACAAAGAAATTTAAAAGGCACAGTACCACAACTAATGAAGTTAGGGGTGTCAATGGAAGAGATTGGTGAGTTCACTAATGACTATCTAGAGATTCAAAAGATTTCAGGAAGATATCAAGGCATGACTGCTAGACAGTTGGCACAAGGTACAACAGACTATATTAAACAACTTGACGGACTTGCTAAAGTTACAGGTATGTCAAGAAAACAAGCCGCAGAGGCTTTAAGAGCTCAAGCTAACGATAAGAGATTACAAGCTCTATATTCAAGCATTGATGAAGGAACTAGAAAATCAATTGACGGTGTATTAGCCGCGGTTGGTAATGCAAGTCCAGAACTTAAAGAAGGACTAACAGAATTAATTGCAACAGGTGGTGTACCTATTAGTGATTATGCTAAAGGTTTAATGATGCAGATGCCTGAGGTTGCAGAAGCGGCCAAACAACTTAAAGAAGGTTCTATATCACAGGACGACTTTATTAAAGTTATGCAAGGTGCTAGTGCCAGAATGCAAAACGAACTGGAAGCACAGGGCGGAAACATAGCTACTTACAAAGCATTAGGCGTTGGAATATTTGATGCCATGCTTGACGTTGCTAAGATAGGAGAGATTGCTGGTGATTCAAAACAAGCAATGGAAGATCAAAAGAAAGCAATAGAGTCGGGAGAAAAAGGACTAGCGGCCTTTGAATCAACTATTGTAAACTTAAGAAACTTGATACTTGGTACACTGATTGAAAGTGGTGTGTTTACAGAGATAGAAAAAGTTATGGCTGACTTCGGTGCTTACTTCTCAGGTAAGGGCGGAGGTGTAAAACAATTACAAGATGGAATTAAATCTCTTGGAGACTTCCTAAAGAGAATAGTAGACGATATAAAAACATTTGGATTGAAAGAAACTTTCATGAAGTATGTTATAGATCCTCTAAAGAGAATGTTCACAGGCGAAAGTGCTGGCGACAAGAAAGAAAGACTTACCAAGGATTACGACAAAAGAATAGCAAGTGTAGATAAAAACTCCGAAGGTGGCGCAGAGAAAATTAAGGCACTAGAAGCTGAAAAAGATAAAGCATTAGGAGACGCATCTAAAGAAGGTGACAAGGGCGGGTTGTTTGCAAACTTGATGCCTGACATAGGATTTAAAGAATTAGCAATTGGTATTGGTGTAGTTACAGCGGCAGTTGCCGCAATAGGTCTTGCAGGTACATTAGCAAGTCCAGGACTATTATTAGTTGCTACTGCATTTGCAGGAATAGGTGTTGCAGGATTTGGTATTGCCGCTATGGTTGAAGCAATAGTAGGTGGTGTTGACAAACTTGCTGACGGTGTAAAGAAATTTGAAGATCTAGACTCAACCAAACTTACAAATGTTGGTGAAGGATTAAAAGTACTCACAGGACCAATCATGGATCTTGCTAAAGGTGGTATTGTTGCAAACTTTATTGGAACAGGAGCATTTACTAATCTAGCAAATGGTATTAAAGAGTTTGAAAACATTAATCCAGCTAACTTACACGCAGTAGGACCTGCACTAACAAGTTTACACAAAGGTATGAGTGCATTTACAGGAGATGGTGTACTTGACAGCATTGGTAAAGCATTAGGAAGTTTATTTGGTGGAAGCTCAGGAAGTATTAGTGATTTAGCAAAAGATGTTAAAGAATTTGCTGACGTTGATGCCGCAGGATTGAAAAATATTGGAGATGGCTTACAGGGTATTGCTAACTTTATTGAAGCAATGGACGGAGCCAATTTAAAATCCGTTTCCAAATCACTTTCAGAACTAACAAAACAGCTAATGAAATACCAAGAAGAATACAGTAAAATGGATTCAGAAACCAAAGCAAATCTTGTTAGTAACTTTACAAGTTTTGGTGAAGGCCAGAAGGGTGCCGCAGACAAGTTAGATCAGTTAAATAGTAGTGTACAAATGATGCTCGTTGAACTGAGAAAACAAACAAGAAGCGGTCAAACAGTAGCAGATGCGTCGATATAAGGATAATTTATGAGTTGGAAAAGATATTTTAATACAGTAGATACCGACCAAGGCGGAACAGGAAACTACTCACCGTTGGGCGGAAATGCTAACAGTGGTATGGGTCCGGCTCAAGCTAACTATTCTTCTTATCTACCAGATGTATATGTAGGTAGTCCAAATCGTGTTGAACGTTATGGACAATATAACACTATGGATTTAGATTCAGAAGTAAACGCCGCACTAGACATCTTAGCAGAATTTACAAGTCAAAAGAATAAATCAAATCAATCACCATTTGTAATTGATTATAAACAAGACGCAACAAACTCAGAAGTACAAACACTTAAATTATACCTACAACAATGGTGTAAGATACAAAATTTTGAAACAAAAATGTTTCGTATACTACGTAACGTTTTTAAATATGGTGATGCTTTTTTCATTAGAGATCCTGAAACTAAACGTTGGTTCCACGTTGATCCAGCAAACGTTTCACGTATCATTGTAAATGAATCACAAGGTAAAACACCAGAACAATACATTGTTAAAAATGTAAACTTAAACTTCAAAGATGCAGTAGCAACTACTCCACATCAAACAAACGGTAACGTTACAGGTGGCGGAGATGGATACTTGACAGGTTCAGTACGTGGACAAGTAGGTGCTCCTAACCAATCAATGAGTGGCGGACGTTTCCAAAAAGACACAATGGAAATTGCCGTTAGTGCAGAGAACATGGTACATCTAAGTTTAAGTGAAGGACTTGATAATAACTTTCCATTCGGTAACAGCTTATTAGAAAGTATATTTAAAGTATACAAACAAAAAGAATTACTTGAAGATGCAATTATAATTTATCGTGTACAAAGAGCACCAGAACGTAGAGTATTTTACGTTGACGTGGGTAATATGCCATCACACTTGGCAATGCAATTTGTAGAACGTGTTAAAACAGACATACACCAAAGACGTATACCTAGTGCAACAGGTGGAGGACAAAACGTTATTGATAGTGCATACAATCCATTATCTATTAACGAAGACTACTTCTTTCCACAAACAGCAGAAGGTAGAGGATCTAAGGTTGAAACATTACCAGGCGGAACTAATCTAGGAGAGATTGATGATCTTAAATACTTTACTAATAAGTTGGTACGTGGTTTGCGTATTCCTAGTTCTTATCTTCCTACAGGGCCTGACGATGGTGCTACTCAATTCCAAGATGGGCGAGTGGGTACTGCGTACATTCAGGAATTAAGATTCAACACATATTGTGAAAGACTACAAAATTTAGTAGTAGAACAATTTAGTCAAGAGTTTAAACGTTACTTGTTAGAAAAGGGTATCAACATTGATACTGCTATGTTTGACTTAAGATTCCAACCACCACAAAACTTTGCAAGTTACAGACAAAGTGAAATTGATAATGCAAGAGTACCAACGTATACACAAATGAGTGCTATACCTTATATCTCAAACAGATTTGCATTGAAACGTTTCTTAGGTATGACGGAAGAAGAAATTGCAGACAACGAACGTATGTGGCGTGAAGAGAATGATGAGAATATTACTCCACCACCAACTGATGCCGCAGGCGAATTAAGAGGTGCAGGCATTTCAAGTGCAGGTATGTCAGCAGACTTGGCAGGAGATGGAGCAGGTGAAGACATGGCACCAGCAGGTGAAGACGCACCAGCACCAGTAGACGGCGGAACAGCACCACCACCAGATACAGCAACAGGCGGAGGGGCACCAGGCGGTACAGGTCAGACGCCTCCAGCATAAATACTAACATGATACTACGTGAACTATTTTATTTTGACAAAGAAACATTGGAGCCTACAGAAGATAAAGGTTACGATCCAAGTTATGACGACTCTATTGTCACAAAAGACGATACACGTAAGACTAGACTAACACTACGTCAGATTAACAAAATTCGTAAAGCAAGTGAGCTACATAAAGAAGAGCAACAAAAAGAATTGCACTTTGTTAGACAAATGTACGGCTTGGCCGCTAACGCAGAAGAAGGCGCAGTTTAACTTTACGAGGAATTAAATGTCCATAGCCTTTGTAATAGGTAACGGAAAATCAAGAACCCCAATACCATTAGAAGCACTTAGACCATACGGCAAGATATATGCCTGTAACGCAGTTTACAGAGACTTCGAGCCCGATTACTTGGTTGCTGTTGATACTAAGATGGTCAGCGAACTAAACAAGTGCAAGTGGCAATTGAACCACGAAGTGTGGACCAACCCTAACAAGATGTACGAAAGCTACCATAAATTTAACTATTTTAAGGAGCCTTTAGGTTGGAGCAGTGGACCTACAGCATTGTGGTTAGCAACATATGGCGACGAAAACAATCCTAGATTACACGATTATGATACAATATACATCTTAGGCTTTGATTTTCAAGGTACAGATGCACAAGAACACAATGGCGAGGGCGGACTTATTAATAACATATATGCAGATACGCAAAATTATAAAAAATCCATAGACCCTGCTACATATCACGGTAACTGGGCCAGACAGACTGGTATAGTTTGTCAGAAAAATCCTCAAAAGAGATATATAAGAGTAGTACAGAACAAAGAGGATTATTGCCCCGACAACTTAACGCAGTTAACCAACTTTAAACACGTTACAGTGGCAGAATTCATGTATAACTTTAAGATTTTACAATCTTAATGTAAAACCGGCGTAAAAACGCCTATATCTACGTACTTTTCTTCTAATACCATAAATACAAGTGACAGCCTTACCATATCTAAACAATAGGAGAAAAGAAATGGCAAACCAATCTAAATTTGAAGCGATGCTTGAAAAGTTAATCGCTGAAGACAAAGCGGGTGCTGAAGAACTGTTTCACGAAATAGTTGTTGAGAAATCACGCGATATATACGAAAATCTATTAGCAGACGACACAGCTGAAGTTGAAGTAGACGAAACAGCTAAAGAAGATGCTAAAGAAGAAGACAAAGTTGACGAAAAAGCAGACGCTAAAGACGAAGACAAAGTTGAAGAAGCATCAAAAGACGATGCTGATGACAAAGTTGAAGAAAAAGCTGATGCTGATAAAGACGAAGACGTTAAAGAAGCTACTGACGAAGACGAAAAAACTGATGAAGCTACTGAAGAAAAAGACGAAAACGTTGAAGAAAACTTTGCAGACCAAATTACACCAGAAGGTGATGATGACATGGGTGGCGATGCCGCTGATGACATGATTGCTGACATCGAAGACGGTGAAGGTGAAGAAGATAAAGGCGACGACGAAGACTTAGAAGACAGAGTTGTTGACCTAGAAGATGCTCTTGATGATCTTAAAGCTGAATTTGACGGCATGATGTCCGACAAAGACGGTGACGAAGACAAAGGCGAAGATGACATGGAAATGGACATGGACGCTGGCGACGACGAAGGTGACGAAGAGAAGGAAGACGAAGCAGTTGATATGATTGCTCCGGAAGCCGACCTTGAGCAACCAGTTGCGTTTGAAAATGCTGATAAACCAGTACAATCAAGCACAGAACTAATGAGAGAATATGTAACTAAAGTATCAGAGCCAAAAGGCGATTCAGGTACAGACGGAACTAAATCTCCAGTAGCTGGTAAAAACGACATGGGCGGAGACGCTAGTAACTTGGTCAAAGGTGGCGAAGAAACTGGTGGCAAAGCTGGTGCTCCTAAAGAAGATTCAGCTGGTAACGTAAACGTTCCAGGTGGAAAAGCAAGTAAGAGTATGTCGAAAGACTCAAAAGGCCATGGCGCTGAGAAAAAAGGCGCAGGCGAAACAGGAACTGATGGTAAATCAATCATTGGTTCTTAATAGTTGTTGTTAAGGAGATATTAAGTGATAAACTTAAGAGAGAATTTGACATTCGACCAAGCTAAATTGGTCCTTGAGACTACTGAAAACGACAAGGGTGGAAAAGACCTTTATATGAAGGGAATTTGTATCCAAGGCGGAGTAAAAAACGCTAATCAGCGAGTTTACCCTGTTACCGAGATAGGTAGAGCTGTCAACACTCTTAACGATCAAATTACGGGAGGATATTCAGTTCTCGGCGAAGTTGATCACCCAGAAGGACTTAACATAAACTTAGACCGTGTAAGCCATATGATCACAGAAATGTGGATGGATGGACCAAACGGTTACGGGAAACTTAAAGTATTACCTACGCCAATGGGACAGCTAGTTAAAACAATGCTTGAAAGCGGAGTTAAACTAGGTGTTTCATCGCGTGGTAGCGGAAACGTTATGGAAGACGGTTCCGGACAAGTAAGCGATTATGAGATCATAACAGTCGATGTAGTTGCTCAACCCAGTGCTCCAGGTGCCTACCCGACACCAATATACGAGCATTTATTAAATGCCCGTGGGGGGTACAAGGCAATGGAAATAGCACGAGAGTTACAAGGCGACACAAAGGCGCAAAAGTATTTGAAGGAATCTTTAATGAACATCATTAAAGGCCTCCAGTAATAAGGAGAAATAATATGTTGGAAGCACTGAAATCACTTTTTGAAAACAACGCAATTTCGGAAGAAATCAGAGCAGACATCCAAGAAGCATGGGACAAGCAAGTGAGTGAAAACAAACTTACTGTCACTGCTGAACTTCGTGAAGAGTTCGCATCTAAATACGAACATGATAAAGCTACTATGGTTGAAGCAATTGATACTATGGTTTCTGAAAAACTTAACGAAGAAATTTCCGAGTTCGCTGAAGATAGAAAACAATTAGCAGAAGCTAGAGCCAAATATGCTGTAGCGATGCGTGAAAACGCAGGACTGTTAAAAGGTTTTGTATTCGAACAGTTGAAGAAGGAAGTGGGTGAACTACATGAAGACCAAAAAGTTATGTCTGATAAATTTGGAAAACTTGAGGAATTTGTTGTAGAAGCTCTAGCTAAAGAAATCGCAGAGTTCCACGAAGATAAAAAAGACTTGGCTGAAACTAAAGTAAGATTAGTACGTGAAGCCAAAGAGCATTTAACAAAAGTACGTAAGTCTTTTGTTGAGAAAAGTGCGAAAATCGTATCCGAAGGAGTATCCAAGAAACTTAATAAAGAGATTGGACAACTTAAAGAAGATATTGATTCAGCACGTAAAAACGATTTTGGTCGCAAAATTTTCGAAACGTTCGCAGGCGAGTATGCTAACAGCTACTTGAATGAGAAGTCAGAAACAGCAAAACTTTTAAAAGTTGTGGAGTTGAAAGACAAAGCAGTTGCAGAAGCTAAAGCTGAAGCTGAAGAAGTTAAGAAAATTGTTGAGAGTAAAGACGCAGAAATTGTAAAAGTTTCTGATGCGGCTAAACGCAAAGAAGTAATGCACGAATTGACTGGACCTTTGAGCAAGGACCAGCGTGAGATTATGGTAGACTTACTGGAAAATATACAAACAAGCAAACTGCAAAGTGCGTTTGATAAGTATATTCCGGCGGTAATAGACGGTAAAACTCCAGCGAAGAAGAAGGCTACTCTTACAGAGTCCGAGGCAAAAGAAATCACAGGCAATAAAGAATCTAACGTTAGTAGAGTAAGTCAAGAAGAGAATAATAATATTATTCATATTCAAAAACTTGCTGGATTGAAATAAGGAGAAAACAATGTCACAACTACTAGAAAGTCGCTGGCAGGATACCAAAACTGCACTTTTAGAAGGCCTTAACGGCAATAAAAAGGCTGTAATGGCAAGTACTCTAGAAAACACACGCAAGTGGTTAAATGAGACTGCTACAGCTGGTTCTACAAGCGCCGGTAATGTTGCAACTCTAAATAGAGTTATTCTACCAGTAATCAGACGTGTCATGCCGACTGTAATAGCCAACGAATTAGTTGGTGTACAGCCGATGACAGGTCCAGTGGGTCAAATCCACACATTAAGAGTACGTTACGCTGATTCGTCAGATGGTAACGAAGTTGGTGAAGAAGCACTATCACCATTTAAGATCGCGGCGGCATACTCAGGTAACGCCACTGACGCAACACCAAAAGGATCTGCTACAGCGGCTCTTGAAGGTGCGGCTGGAAAGAGAATGTCTATCCAGATCTTAAAGCAAACAGTCGAAGCAAAAACCAGAAAGCTATCAGCAAGATGGACTTTTGAAGCGGCTCAGGATGCTCAAGCACAGCAAGGCATCGATATTGAAGCAGAAATTATGGCGGCATTAGCCCAAGAAATTACTGCTGAGATCGATCAAGAAGTATTAGCTTCTTTGAGAGCTTTGGCTGGTACGCAAAACCAACAAGCATACGACCAGAACGCTGTAAGCGGTACTGCAACATTCGTAGGTGATGAACACGCGGCTTTGGCTGTGATGATCAACCGTGTTGCTAACAATATCGCACAGAGAACTAGACGTGGTGCTGGTAACTATGCTGTGGTTTCACCACACGCATTAACTATCCTACAATCTGCTACAACTTCAGCGTTCGCAAGAACAACTGAAGGTGCATTTGAGGCTCCAACTAATACTAAAATGGTTGGTACTTTGAATAGTGCTATGAAAGTATATGTTGATTCATATGCAAACGATAGTACAAGCATACTTGTAGGTTACAAAGGTTCAAGTGAATCAGACGCTCCAGCGTTCTACTGCCCATACATTCCTTTAATGTCAAGCGGTGTAGTACTGGATCCTGCAACTTTTGAACCAGTAGTTAGCTTTATGACAAGATACGGTTATGTTGAGTTAAACAACACAGCATCATCTCTTGGTAATGCGGCAGACTACTTAGGTACAGTTACTATTGCGAACGTAACATTTAGCTAATCCATAGGGTTAGTTACTTAATGTAACAAAGTATTAGAAAGGCCCTTCGGGGCCTTTCTTTTTGACTAAATATTTGTACAACGTTCAGCCGATATAGGCCGGAAGTAAGCATCTAAGCTGAAGGAACGCACTTAACTGTAAAAAGGAG